TTGCTCGCGCTTGGCAAATGTGCCCTGTCGCAGAGCGTTGTAGTTGGCCGTTGTCTCGACTGCTTTGATTCGAGGCATTACCGCACCTCCACGACGATCATGGCGGAAAATTCCGATCGCTCGAATCTAGCGGACCAAGGATAGACAAAGATGATGTCGTCGGCCAGCTGCTCCATCGTTCGCTCCGGCTCTCGGTTGAGAGTCTGCGCGATGACTCCGGCGATCAAAAGCATGCGCGTGAATTCCGTCGTGTATTCGACGTCGCGATTGCCGCAACCGGGCCAATTGATCTCCGCAGGCTCCAGTTCCGTTTTGCCGAAACGTTTGCGCCGAGAGACTTCGACGTTGGAGACGAGACGCGTGGAGTGGATTGTGAAGTTACGGCCGAAGCCGCTGGGTTGTTCCGTTACGATGATTGGGTCCATATTCTCAATTCTGCCTTTCCGTCCTACGGTGGCCTTTATCGGCCGAACAGTGGACTCCTTAAGTATCGCCGAACGACGCAACAAAAGGAACAAAAATTGGATGCTAGAAATCACTCGAATCGTTGAGGTTACGCTCAAAATCCATAATCATCTCTGCGACGTCCTTCTTATTAAGGAGCGAATTTATGGCCGACTCGTCCACCGTACCCTTTCCGGCGAGGTTCAAATACGTTACCGATTTTGTTTGCCCGATGCGGTGGGCGCGATCCTCGCTCTGTAATCGATCGCGCAAGGAGAAGGAGTTGGAGAAGTAGATGACGTAGGAGGCGGCAACAAGCGTGATGCCGGTTCCTCCAGCTTGTTGGTTGCCGACCCAAACATCTGCGGCTCCTCGCTCGAAGGACTCGATTGCCGATACACGATCAATCATCGACGTTCCACCATGGTACTCGACAACATTGAATCCTTCTTCACGGAGACGCGCAACGATGTCGGCAATCTCGACTCTGTATCTGGCCCAGATGATGATTTTATTTCCGCGCAGAGCCTTGCATCGATCAACAAGCAGATCCAATTTCGGATTCTCACCCGGTATGCGCACCGGCTCCTCGGCCTCCGGGTGAAGAAAGTATCCGCTTGTGATCTGCGCGAGTTTTTGAACAGCGACCAATTTGTTGAATGGCGTCTCTCGATTCTCGAACACGAGCCGGCATTCCACCTTTGCCTTCTTGTAGACTTCCTTTTGCTGCTTGGTCAGCTCGAACAAAACTGTTTTGTAAACCTTCGGCGGCAGATCCAAGCATTCACTCTTCAGGACTCGAAACACATGTGGACCAATCAGCCGACTCAGCTTGTCGAGGTTCCGATACTTCGGCAATCCGCCTGGCCCCTTGCGTACAATCTGGATCATGTTCTTGCGAATGCTCCGCTTGCCATCCGCTCTCCGGCTCGCATTTGCTTTCTCGGCGATCGAGCGAATGAACTTGCTGCCGGCAGGAATCATCTCCGCATACTCGGCCTTGAACGCAAAATAGCTTGTGGTGCCTAGAATCGCTTCATCCAGAAATGACATCTGCGAGAAGGCATCGAATGGTGCTTGGGTGACGAAGGTTCCTGTCATGATCCGTCGCCATCGGCTGTACTTCTTCAACTTCATCAGGTTCTCTGTTCGTATTGAATTTGGATTCTTAACGGCATCGGACTCGTCCGCCACAATCATTAAGTTGGAGCCTGTTATACAGAACCTCTCGGCCGCTGCGAAGCCACGAGGAGTTGACATTGCCTCCCAGTTCATCGCAAACACCCTCAACTCTCCGGCCGATCTCGTCATGAACTGTTCGAATGCTCGCTGCTCCGTCTTATTCATGTCGGCCTGCCACGTCGCCGTCTTATACCGGACCCAATCCGGCATATGCTGCGGCAGCTCCAGCCGTGTCCAGTTAAGATGCACGCCATTGGGTGCTAGGACGAGGACGGCCGCGCACAGGTTCGATTGCCAGAGATCGGCAAAGTTGTTCAGTATGATCCACGTCTTGCCGGTTCCCATATCGGCGAGGAGGCCAAAGTACTCCCTGTGGCCGTATTCATTCAGGCACTTCAGCTGATGTTGCATTGGCTTGGTCTTGAACTTATCCACGTGGCAGCCTCCTTGAAAGGGCATTGCGCAGCAGTTGCCATTGTTGCGGTGTGACTCTCGGATTCGAGACGGCATGCCAGTCCGATACCAAGATCAGTTCGCTGGTGGTCATCCTATTGATGCGCTGGTTGTCGATTGCATACACGCCATCGATCAGTAACCATCTCTTGTCCGTCGCAACGAGAAGATAGCAGCTGCCTCCGGCATTGATCTGGCGAAGGAACCAATTGGACTGATTCATGGACACGTTGTGATTCGAGACGAACAAGCCGACATGGGCGCCGACAGGCTCCTTTGGAGACTTGATCTCAAGCCACGACTCGTATGTGTTGATACAAATGTTGACATCGGGCATGCCGGCAACTAGAAGGTTCTCGATCCTGTCGCAGCGATCGCGAGGCTGAATCACATGATTGCGAAACGTCTGATAATCTTTCTTCTCCGACATCACTTCATCCTTTCTACTACATCGAGCACTGAGAGCCTTCGCAGCACTCCATCCTTGTGGCCTTTGTTATTGCTGCCGAGGACAACGCAATCGATCTTGGTTTGCTCGGCAGCTTGAATGTTCAACACGACCTTCGTGATCATTGCCCGGCGATAGTATTCGAGGCGAGGAGCAATGGACTCCTTGTCAATTCGAATCAGAACCATTTGACCCGTCTCCAGTTGGACGATGTCCGCCAGTTTCAGCATTGTCAATCCTCCTCCACTTCATAATGAATGCGTAACGGATGCCGTTGTAGAAGCGAGCGCGAATGGCGAGATGCGCTCCCAACGGAACCTCCTCCAGCAACTCTCGGCCAATGCGCTTGTAGTCATACCGTCCGACTCGTCCACCAATGATGCCTGTATCGTCCTTCAGCTTGACGTTTACATAGTCGAGCGGACCTTTGGCAAGCTTGCCGTCGCGCTTCTTGACATCAACTTCATCGTTCGCTGAATGCCCGGACTTGTGAATCAGCTCGCCAAAGAACACTCGCTCATCTCGATGGGGCATTCCCTCGACCAAATCGCGAATGTACGTCACCGTATCCGCAGCGATATTGTGCTTGCGAGGTTCACGATACATCGGGCCATATCGCGTCTCGAATGGGAAGATGTCACCAAAGACGTTCTCAGCTTTCTGGATCTCTTCTAGTTGCTTTGGCGTCAGACAACCGGCATCACGAGCCTCGATCAGCTTTGCAGCTTTGGCATCGCCAATGCCCTTCAACGCCAAGAATCCTCCGATCAGCCGGCCATTTTGTACAGACCAGTTTAGCTTCGAATGCTCGATGTCGAATGGCACGTACTCGATTCCTTCTCTGACCATCTCTCGCAGCAGGTCCGTTGCGTTGTCCTCGTCCTTCGCATTGCGGAGATTGGCTGCGGCAAACTCCAACGGGAAATGTGCCTTCAGATATGCGGTCCAGTAACTGATGACGGCATAGGAGTACGTGTGAGCCTTGTTCATTTGCCACGCTCCCATCGCATTGATCAGCTCCCAGATCTCGCGTGCGGCCTTCTCGCCGATGCCCTGAGACATGGCGCCTTCGAGAAACTTGGGATAAAACTTTTGGAAGAATTCCTTGCCCATTCGCTTGCTGATTGCCCGGCGAACAAAGGATGTTTCGTCCCATCCAAACTTTCCTATGTTGCGGACGATCGCCAGAGTCTGTTCCTGATACAACGGCAACCCGTATGTATCGCTCATCAGCTCCTGGATCTTCGGATGGATCGGATCATACGACTCGCCATTATGCCGCTGAAGGTACTTGTGGGAGACTCCGGAGCCGAATGGCCCAGGTCTTGCCAAAGCCGTCGCAGCATCAATCTCGCGAATGCCTCGGAAGTGAATTGCCTTGCTGTAGCTCTGGAGCGCAGGTCCATCGAATTGGAAGATGGAACAGAGACGACCTTGGTTGAACACGTCCAGCGCCTTCGGATCGTCCAATGGCAGATTGTACCAGTCCACTCCAACATCCGCATCCGCGATGACGCCCAAAGTGCGGAGACCTAAAATGTCAATCTTGAGAAGGCCAACATACTCGGCCGAGTACTTATCTGTATGAGCAATGCCGTTGGCATCGACAACCGCATAGCGGGTTATCGGCTCCGTGCATACGAGGAGACCTGCGGCGTGAATGCCGGTATGAGAGGCGTGACCTTCAATGCGTGCGGCGATCTCGGCTTGAGGATACTGCTTGATGAACGTCTTGCCGATCTGTGTTGTTTCAAACGTATCTTGTAAGCACAGCTTTGCGCGTGAATCCGCGATGGACCGCTCGATGATCGCCGTTTTGATGGCGGCTGTAGCGGCCGGAGGAATGCCGAGACGTTTACAAACCTGGATCAAGGCTGACTTCGGTTTGTATTGACTGATTGTTCCTATATGGGCGACGTTCGCAGCTCCATACTTTTTCGCCATGTACTCGAAGACCATGATGCGCTTGTCGTCTGGGAAGTCCAGATCGATGTCGGGCAGGTCTGTACGATTGATGTCGATGAATCGCTCGAAGTAAAGCTGGGGCGGCAGCGGATCGATCTCTGTGATTGCCGAGGTATAACAGACGAGACTGCCGGCTGCTGATCCACGAGACGGACCAACAAGCATATGTTTCTTAGCGTACTGAACCATGTCCGACACGACAATGAAGTAGGATTCAAAATCCTTCTCCCTGATCAATCCCAACTCATACTGTAGACGTTCCTCGTATTCAGGAGTCCACTTCAGCTTGCGCTTCTTGATGCCCTTGCGGCAGACCTTCTCAAGATTGCCTTTCACCCGGATCATCGGAGCCTTCGGCAATGCCAGATCCTTGCATTGCTCGGCGATCTCGGCCGCAACATCTTGGTGATCGAGGCGATCGAGGATGTGTTGAGCAGTCTGGTTGACGCCTCTTCGCCAGTCCACCAGTTCGAATATCGGCCGGTCATCCTCGTAACAATATGCGTTGTCGGATGTCGATACCAGCTCCAAGCCTGTCTTCTCGGCCAGCTGAAACTTGGCATTGTTGAGCATGCGACTCGCCGGATTGATGTCGAGGTATATGTTCCGGCATCGAGAGAGGAAGTCTGGATCAACCTTGTCACCGGCAAACTTGATGATCTTGTCTGACATCGCCAAGACGTCCGAAGGATAGAGCCTTGGCTTGTCTCCGCTCGGAGTCTTGACGGGTTGGTGATGGGCTTGACTGATGATCTCGTACAGCTCGCTGAGGGCATCGGTTGTCGAGGCGAGGAACCACATGCGTGGAACGTTCTCCGGGTTATCCGTCACCATGATGTCAATGCCGAGGAGAGGCTTGATGCCTGCCTCCTTACACGCCTTGAACCATGGAACGTGGCCCCAAGTGGAGTCCACGTCCACGATCCCAGCGGCCGTACAACCGATTGCCTTAAGACGTTCGATTACACGGCCGATCGGCGCATATGTTCCGCCGAAAGTGTATTCAGTTCGGAGACGAAGTTGAATCATAATCCCTTTTTCAGAATGCCGAGTGCTCGAAGCATTAACCAGAGCGTTGCCTTGACTGACCCGCCATCAATCTTGACGGCCTTTGTCACGGACTCAACGCCTGCTCGTTTCCAAGTTGGATCTCCTCCTCTGAACTTGAATCGTCGTGTACATCGATCATATTCAAAATCGGCAACCGTGAACCTTTTCATTTCATCTTTCATATCAAACGCTCCTTTAAATGTGTACACCAATCTTCTGGAAAAACCGATCCTTCTTTAGGCAATTGTACAACGCCTTGCAATCGTCCAATGCCCGATGAGTCTGCTTCAGCTCCTCGCCCATGATCCTCGGATACATGTCGATCATACGAGGCTTGAAGCCGAACACGTGTTGGTACTCGGCCGCTGTGCATATAACGTCCTTTGGCTCTCGCCACGGAGCCTTCTCGAAGCCAAGCCGTCGCAGCTCATAACGAAGGACATCCAGATCGAAGCCAACGTTGTGGCCGACGACTAGATCAGCTCCGCTATACCAGACCGCCATGGCCGGCAGGTAGACATCGAGAGTTGGTTTGTGAACAACGTCCTCGTCCTTGATGCCTGTGATCTTTGTCGCGTCCTCGGAAATGTGACAGCCTGGATTGATCAACTGGCTGACCTCGGCCTCTCCGTGGCGCGTGATAACAATGGCGCCGATCTCGACAATGCGAGGCTGCTTGTGAGCCTCGGCAATCGATCCCATTGTCAATGCGGTCGTCTCCGTGTCAAGAATGATGATCTTCATACGAACAACTCCGTTTGATGTTTGTCATAGACGATGTTGTGAACACGTTTCCACGTTGTCCAACAGATTGATTGAAGCTGGTTCGGCCGGAGATTCAACAGCGATGCCACTTGGCGATAGTCTCCGGCAATCCGTTTGTATAGCGACTCGGCCATCGACGCCTCGTGCGCCTTCAACCGTTGCATCAGCCAGATCGATAACATGTGCATGTCGATCGTCACAGCATCAGTTCGCTCAGGATAACAAAGGTTGATGTAGAATGAGCGAGTCTTCAAGCCACTTAGAACGTCTAATGGATGCTCCCCATCCATAATGCGACGTGCCTTCACCTTGTTGAGAGGATAGCCTGAGATGTAGGAGTCGTGACCTCCGCCAAGCATTCGTTCCAAGCCTTGGAAGTTTTTCGCCTCGTCCACATTCGGCGAGAGAGCCGCGAATATGCCGCAGGCAACTTCGATGTTTGCACGGCCGGCAGCGATGCGCGCAATGCGTTCCTGATAGCATTCGTATGCGGTCATGCCCCATTCCTTGTCTCGCCGATCGGAGCGCGCAAAGACGGCGAAAATGTTTCCAAGATGTTCATTGAACGTCGTCACCGTCGCCTCCTTTTCTTGGTCAGCTCGTCATCAACGGATTGTTGAAAGGCATTCAACATTGCCGCGTATACGCCGGCATCATGACTCGAATCGATGTGCTTGAGATTGGTATTGGCAAGCCGAGTTGCCTTGACCATGATCATCAGAAACAGGTGATATCTGTTATGTTCCTCCGGCGATCGCAGAGTGATGCCGCGAGGAAACAGCGCAGCCATGACATGGCCAATGATAAGGTAGTTGGCCTTGTACAGCTTGTACCGCTGCTGGAAGGTCTTGAGCATGTCCTTAAGAACGTCGGAGCCTTTCTTCATGGTCAGAACCTCTCGTGTGACTTTGGATCGTAGATGATATTGGGATCGTTGATTTGTAGGACGCAGGCCTTGATGCCGAGGCTTTCGTACATCTCGACAATCTCAGGCCGATCGTCGTAAGCAATGATAGGAGGCACAGTCAAGGTATCCAAGATCATCTTGGCTATATCGCGCTTGATCTCGACTGCCGGCCGATGGTCATCATGTTGCCGGAGGTAGATGGCCAAGGGCATATGGATGACGCCTGGATACTGCGCTTGTTGCGTCTTACGTCGAATCCATTCGATGGTGATTTGTCGATACAGCTCGGACCTCGCGCTGATCACGATCCATTGTGAGTGCTCCAGCGGCCGAGTATTCGCAAGTTCATCGAATGCCGACAAGGAGAAGTAATCATGGTACTTCAAGAACAGATCCTCCTCCGTGAATCGGATCTTCGAAGCGCGCCATGCGTCGTCCGCAATGCAATTGTCCAGGTCGAATATCTTGATCATTGCCGCTCCTTTCGCATTTGGTCAACGATCTTGAGCAGGTGCGCTCGATCCTCGGAGCCGAATGGCCCACGGCCTCGAAGGTGCTCGGCAAACTCTTCCAGATCGTCAAAGTAATTCCGGCCATGCTGGAAGATGAATTCCTCGGCCCAAGGATGGACTTTGAGAACCTCATCGATCATTCCATTGACAACCTTCCGATACTCGCTCTGGGTACGGCCTCCGCTCCTCGATGCCGCCACATCACAGAAGGCTCGAAGGTTGAACTTGCAAACAATGTTGGTGCTGATGTTGGTAGGAAGAATGCCGCGTGCATCTTCGACGGCTTGGCCGAGGCCAATGAGCTTGTTGTATGCCGCTCGGATCTGCTCATTAACCTGCTTCAATACTTTCATCGCCTCCGGCGAAGCCAGGTTGGCATCCGTGTAGATGTATTCATACGCTCCCATCGGGAGGACGCGCATGGTCTGCTGTGCATAGGAGGCACTGCGAGTACGGACCTGCTGATGAGTGTATGCTCGGCTGACTCCTTCGACCAGAAACGTATAGTCTACAAACTCCCAGCTGCTCGGAATGGTTCTGGCCATATAGCGAAGCTGGTCCAACTTCTCCTCATCCGTCAATTTCTCGATCGTCTCCATCAATGCCGGAGACAGCGTCAGCCGCGTGGACTTTGTAAACAGAAGCAGCTCGGCAGCGCCGAATGTGTAATTGATCAATGTGACCTTCATTTTCATTTCTCCATTCTTGTCGGGATGTGGAGCCGGTTGCCCGGCTCCGGGTTAATGATTTACGTTCTGAACTTGCAGGCTCCGGCCGCGCAGCGAGCACAGAACTGATAGACGTCCTGCTTGCCTTCGATCTTGGCGTGCCCTTCCTTCTTGACCTTGGCACGGAACCGAATGTGCACGCCCATCGGCAGCTTCAAATCCGTGAAAGCCTCGGCCACAGATCGGTACTCTCCGACGAACTGGCGATGGCCCTTGGCGAAGTAGACGTTTACACCCGTCCTTTTCGCTCTCTCCTTGGCCGTAGCAGCGTTTGCCCATGATCCCTTGGCCGATCGGCTGCGTGCCTCGGCCGACTGTTCCTTGGTCCGTTTAGCGGGTTTTACGACCTTTGGCCGGAGAGCCGCCAGAGCCTTTAATCCGGCTGCGCGGCTGGAGAACCGTTTTATGGTTTTGCCGGACAGCCGGTTGTACTCGGCCACCAGCTCTGCGTTCGTTATCGGCTTGCCGGCTGCTGTTACGATCGTCTGATCCTTGCCGCTCGCCAAATCCACTGCCATCGGCACGCCACTGATTGAAGTGACGCTCTCTGTAGTCATCATAGTCGTTGATCTCCTTGATAAGTTGAAGGTCCAAAATCATATCGCCGAAAGGCCCAGAGCCGTTCACGACAATGCCTTGGCGACGTCGTACATGTTGCTTGCTGAGAGACGACGGATGACATCGATGTCATGAAGGACGTCATCCAGAAGGATCTGGCGCCACGTTCCAAAACGGCCGAGACTGAAGATGCGATGCTGCTGCGTGAGTTGGAAGATGAACTGCTTGCGCCATTCGTCATCGATCGGAACCAACTTGCCCTGTCGCTGAACAACTTGTTCGTATGGCTCCGTGTTGATGAGCTCAGGAATGCCGAAGGACTTTGCGAGGATCGCCGAACAGTATTCATTCGGCTGCTCCGTAAACTCGGCAATCAATGTATCGCCGGTAATGCTGGCGCGATACATCTTCATCTCCGGGTCAGGATAGTAGACGGTCTGGTACACGTTGGCATTGAAGAGCTTGTATCGCCGAACGATGACAGATGAACACCGGAATACCGGAGTGGCCTGTTTATCGAACAACGCGCAGAGTACGCCGAGAGGAACAGTCGAGATTGAGTGTGTCTGCGGAAACTCCATTATGAAATCGTCAGGATCAAGAGGACGATTCCACGTGATGCGATTGGCGAAGCGCGCCAACAACTGCTCCTGAAAATCATCCGGAGCAATCCATCGCTCCACCGTCTCTGTCTTCCATATCGATCGATCGGCGAGACGGCCGACGACCTTCAGTGAGTACATGTTCGCGAGAGCGATGTTGGGCTGGTGAAAGGCACCTTGATAGTAGATGCCCTTGTTGACCGTAACCTTCCTGAATGGGATCCCAACCGCATCGCCTACTGCCGGCGATCGGAACCTCATCAACGCCTTGTGTATCTGAGGAGCCGGAGCGCCATCAAATATCTCGGCCGTCTGAAAGGCATTGGCAGCGAGGAGACCGGCAATGCCGGCTCCATAGATTTTAGTTATCATGTGGCCAGATCCTTTCTGGGAAGTCATATTCCTCTGACTTCCTGTTGAACGTCTCGCAGAGAACCCTGACAAACTCCTCTGGCGAGGCTCCAGCCGCATGCGCCACCAACACGGCATAAAGGATCGTGTCGCAGACCTCCTTGATTACAGCCTGCTGCGCTTCAGGCGCTGTCGCAAAATGACGAACAGCCTCGTTGAAACTCTTCATTTGATCTTCAAGTCGCTTGAGTTTCTTCGCTGCATTCGCTGCTTCACCCGCCTCGCCGCACATTGCTCCGGCCCATTCGAGAACAGACCATTGCGCGGTATCTCCATTGTGCCATCGTTTGGATCGCTCGATTGTTGTGAAGACCAACTCTTTAACAGTTAGCCCTGTTTGTCCATAACCCATTTCTTCGATCTCCTTTCTACATTCAGCGGCCGTGCAACAATAGACGTTGTGTGCCGCGCAATAACCGACAAATTCTCTCATAACGGCTCCTGCGCCAGCTTCGACGGATCGAATTGATTGGCGTTGAAGCCAGCCTTGACGTATACAGTGACCTTCTTGCCTGCGACCTTCCAGCGGCCGTCCGCAATGTTCGGATTGCGAAGGAGGACATAACCCATGCGGCCGATAACAGCAGCAAGCTTGCGGCGCACATCAGCCTCCTTCTCTCCTCCTTGCACGGCTCGATTGATGAGCCAGTCGGCTCGCAGCTGATCTGGCGAACCAAGTTCATCGATGATATCGTCCAGCCACTGGTCCGACGTCATGTTAGTAAGCACGAGAGCCTTGTGTGCCTCCGTCTTACGCTGCCCTTGGGCCGCTGAAAAGTCCTTGATGTTGCGCTCTCGGAGGAAAGCCGCAACGTGTGTATCTCCTCCTTCCTTAAGGAACCAATGCCAATACTCATCAAAGTACTCGCGACGTTTCTTGTCATCAACCAGGCCCATCTCCTCCAATGTGGCACAGTCCATGACGTCATATCGCCGATCGTCGGCCGGTATGTAGATGCCCGTCGCAAGGTTGTTCGTTGTCATGATCACGCCACAATACATTCGGATGACCCGCTTGTGGCCGTACTTCGGATTGATCGCCGTGATGTCGGGAATGCCGGCGATGAGAACCTTTGTCCTCTCGTTGAATGCAAACTTGTTCAACTCATGAAGGTTGGAAGTCTCATTGATGCGAACGAGAACGGACTCAGCATACTCATTGAACGGAGAGTCAAGGGCGGATGGATCGATGTTGGCGACGTTCCACGATCCCATGGCAGGGATACATGACTCAATGGCAGTGTCCTTTCCAATGCCTTGGCCGCCAGCAATGAGCAAAGCAAATCGAGGCTTCTCCCATGGCTTCTGTACTCGATGTGCCATGTAATCGAGAAACTGTTTTGCGTCACCCGGTTTGTTGAAGAGTCGCTTGACGTGATTGACGAAGGGATGCGCCAGCCGCGCATCGCCGGATTCAATTGTAGGCTTTCGATAGGTATTGAACAGGGCAGCTCCTTGAACGGGAATGATGATCCCATCCTTGCAGTCATACCCCTTGACATAGTCCTCCTCGATTGACGGATCACAGGTGATGCTGGTACACATTACGTTCTGTCGAATCCATTCGGCAGCTTTGATCAATTGCCCGTTTACATTGACCTGCGAGACGCAATAGTTGACGGCCTCGGCCACCCAGTTCTGGGCGATCGTCGGCCGATAGATGAAGTTGTTGCCTGTGCCATAGTAGACGAAGTGCTGGATTGGAATGCCACCAGCCTTCGGAACCCATCCGCCTTCGACTGCCGCCTTGATGATGGTTCCCAAGGTCAGCTCCTTCGAGGAGGATTGCTGCGAAATGATATGGAATGCTTCGTGCATGATCTGATCGTGGTTACGACCTTTGCGGCCTTTCCACGTATTTGACCAATCCACATATGCCTTCCACGCGGCATCGGCTTGATTGAACTCACGGCCGAGGATGATGCCGACCTGCCGCCACATATCTCGATCGTCGGCCGAGATATGAGCTAGCATTTCGACGACATGATCAACCGTGTACCGATGCCGTGACGGATCGTCCTTGCGTCCTCGGCCTCGGCTCTCCTTGCGTGTTGCGAGATGGGCCGGCATTGCCGCCAGCTCCTGTCCCCAGTTATCCCATTTGTATACGCCACCAGATCGATGACGCGACGGAGCCGCAACGATGTATCCGCCATCATTCCGCGAGTCGATGCCCTTGCCGAGTACGTTGCTTGCCGTCTTAACGGTTGAGATGTACTTGAACACGGCATGCTGACCGCCAGAACCAGTGCGCTGGATCAATGTAACCGGCTCGCCTTTCTCTCTTGTAGCTTCTGCCCACGACTCTGCACCGCTCTTGCCCGGACCTGTATCGACGTCCAACACTGTAATACCGGACGTCTCGCCGCAGCACAATGCGATGTTCGACAAAGGAGCCTTGGGGCCGAACCATTCTCTGATTTGCTTCTCGTCCTTGGATGCGCCCTTATGCCACGCCCGAATGCGCGGATGTTTGCCGGCATCCGCGCAATTCGAGGTTCCGCATGTACACTCGTGTTTCATGGTCATCGAGTGCAACGGGAACACTGCCCAGCCGCGTGCTATATAGAGGAGCGCATGCTTCAGAACGTCTGCCATGAACTCTTTATCGGTCATAACACCTCAGTCGGACAGTTGTGACGGGTTACAGTGCGCCTTTGTTGTTGCCGGCAGGAGCATCGTCCTCAGAAGGAGGAGCAACTTCAACCTTGCCCTGAACGACGTTGTCATGGAAGACCTTCGCCTTGGCATAGAGGTTGATCGAGTCCACCTGTCCGAAGAGATCAATCGAGAATCCCCACCAGGTTCCTTCGTTGTTCTCCTCCTTGACGGAACCGATGCTGTAGATGTGGGAGAAGGACGGCGGATTGTAGGTGCCGGAGCCGTCTGCGCGAGTCATCTCGATGCCGGCAATGCGAGAGAGCCAGCGCCGAGATTTTTTGATCTGCGTACTCTTCATCGAAATCAGAGCCGGTTGCCACGACGTCTTGTCCTTCGGCGTGACCAAGGCATAATGGAGACGAGTATCGGCGAGCAGATCGCCGTCCAGCGTCATGCGGTTGTCCTCGTCATACGTGATGCCTTCGATCTTGCCGGTGAGAACGTCGTCGGCGCTGAAGCTGCCCTTGAATCCTCCACCGTCCTCGCGTGGCGCCCAGCGCAGGAATTTGCGCTCGAAGGCGCATGGGATGACCAGAACTTCCTTCATCAACTCATTCGTTACGGAGTTGAGGAACATTCCTGCCTTCGCGCCTTCCACAGTCTCGATCTGCGGCGAGTTGGATTGAAGAAGGAGGAGGAACGGAATGGCAAAGCTGTCCTTGTCCGTGTTCTCCAATCCCTTGTTGGCATCGGCCTCGAAATTGGGAATTGCGGCCGGAGGCTTGGCTTCAGTTCTGGCAGCGGCCGTCGAAGTGGTTTTATCATTCTTGTCGTTAAGTTGCTTGCGTTGTTTCACTGAATTATTCTCCTTGAATGTTAGTTGCTGATCTTCGTTACCCAAACTGGTCTGGCGCCGAAGAGGTCCAATGGGACTGGCTTCTTCTTCGCCAACTGTTCTCGAAGAAATGCCTTCATGGTTTGATGATGAAGACTTTCCTCGAATTCTGCTGGAAGGCCGAGTGCTTCGAGTTGTTGGATCAATTCCTTTGCCTTCTCCAACTCGCCTCGGCCGAATGGAACGCTGACGGCACTCTTAATGAGACCGCCAAATTGATTGTCTTCGAGCCACTTGTATGCCGCTGGCTTCAACTCCTCCGGTATCGAAGCATAGACGTCCTGCTTGATCGAGACCTTCGCGCCAGCAGACAACCGTAACTCAGTCACGCCAATCTCGTGCATCAGGTCCGGTATCAACTCCTCTTCGAGTTGCTTCGTTACCTTCTTGGCCTTCTCCAATGCCTCCTCCGCTCTCGACTCGTCCAACTCGGCCTTGGTCAGCTGCGCGCACAATTCCACGAGACGCGTCAGCTTGTCCGGAGGAACCGTCAATTGTGTTTCCGATTTTCGCTGCTTCACAACACTCCTTTCCAAAAGTACTCCTCGCGAGGAGGATCTGTTCGAGCATAGACCGCTGATATGGTTTGAGCACGGCCGTGCCTCCTACGGTAGAACCGGGCAGACGTTGCCCGTTGGCTCACCCGGACGGCGAAACGGCCAATGTTGAGAGTCCTCGATGTAGACGCGGCTGGCAAATCCCTTAAGGCCGATGAGGAACCGATCGCTGATGCCTCCGATGCCGAAGTGTCCCCAGTCCACGTCTCCGGCCAAATACGCCATAAGCTGGGACAATCTAACCGTGATCAATCGCTGCGTCCGCCACTCCTCCGTCCAATAAACCGATATTCGAGGAGGCGATGTTGGACCCAGCTCCAGATCCGATATGTCGCAACACATACCGAGGAATTGCCGGCTGGGCCAAGGCGAGACGCGAAGCCGGATGTATATGGCGCCAGTCAACTCGGCCGGGGCCGTGCCATAGGCAAAGCCGTAGTTCTGTTGCGCGAACGTGTACATGAACGGCAGGTAGACGTTCTCAAGAAAGTCCAGGTCAGCGGCCGTGAGCGTGAATTCCGACTCGATGATCCAGGTTGGCTGGCCAGCGGCCGGTATTGCAAGGCCGACGACCAAGAGAATTGAACAGATGATCTTCACGGTTGTTCCTCCTTTTGTTCAACGATTACAGCCCAGAGCCGTCGAAGCCAGTTGGCGCGCATGCGACGTCTCCTTGTACGAAGGAAACGGCGAATGCCGTGGGACGCTGCCCGGCGCTGGGACTTGGGATGGTAATGCCGCAACTTCACGGCAGCTCCTTGTAAGGCTCTCCGGCGATCTTGAACGAGAGATACCGGATTGTATGCGAGAGGAGAACGGCGCCAGCAGCATCGAAGTCCTTCGTTGCCGTAAGACAGGCATTGCGAAGATGGATCAGGCTGTTCCTAATAGACCTGATGTTTTCGACGTCCGCTGCATCCTCTTCGATGTTTTCAATCAGCTCGAAGGTCTTTATCAACTCATCGCTGACCACAATCAATGAGATTCCACGAGCCATCAACGGCTTCTGAAGCCCAGCAAGCGAGTTGGCGACCTCGCGGCAATCTTTTGCCGATGGGACGGCGAGAATGTAGGCATTACCGGGAACAAGGTGATACATGCCGGAGACGCCATCTGGAGGTTCAAGTAAGATCGGTACAGCAGTGTTCATAATCGATTCCTTTCTACAGTTCTTCTAGGTCTTTGCGGTTGCGTTTGTAGTCCAACTCCTCGGCCTCGATGTTCCGAAGGTAGTTGGGATTCATTTTACAGAAACGTGATTTGAGCCGGTGAACAAAGTGATAGCCATCGCAGTAGCAAACAGGACGTCTCTTGCGCAATCGATCCTTCGCAAGGTAGAAAACGCCATGTCCACAACGAGGACAGCGAGGCTTACGAATGTAATGTTTGAAAGGACGCGGCAGCGATTTGCGTTTATCGCAACGAGAGCATCTATGCGGTAGCAATACCAGTAGACGCAGACGCAGACAGACGTACTCGCGTAATGCGATCCTCAGTGACATCCTGTTCAATTGTTCCCATCTTCCGTATCTCGCAGAGGTACGGTTGGACTGAATTGGGGTTGAATCCCTGAGAGGCGATCTCCTCTTGGATCTCTTTGATGGTTAGCCATTGTGGCGCCATTTGTTCAAGCAGCTGTCGAATCGCCCTGTACACGCCTTTCTTAACAACCCTAGTGCGAGACGGAGCCGACTGAGGAATATTGACCGGAACATCGTCATAGTTAGCAAGAAAATGTTGAATGCGTGTAATCTTCTTACCAAGCGACTCCGCTGCCTCAGTGTACTCGATCGCGAGACGTCTACATTCATCGCGCTCCTTGACAAGCCTGTTCATCTCCTCCGACATTAACGTTTGTGTATGGTCCATTCTCAATTCTCCTTTCTAGCTAGATCAAAAGATGATCTTGGTTGGGATGTAACGGCCGAGAGTACGATCCCATTTTAGGATCGTGAACTTGCCCTGCCGTCCGAGTATCGCCGAGGCCACGGCGATGATCGCCGGATCGCCTACTGCAACGAAGCAATCGCCAGCTTCATAATCGTAGCCACTCAGAAGTGAAGAGAGATCGCGGATGAGATCGGAGACGGGATGGAAGCGAGCATTGGCGGTCATCATTATGACTACTTCGCCGTGCTCAGCGGCCGGTTGGATGTTAATGGTAGGTACAAACGAGGAGCCTTCACGCTTCTGCGGCACATAAGGAACGTAGACTTTTGCCGTCCTAATGGTGGTCGCGTTCATGTCAGTTCTGTATTCTCCTTTCGACAAAACGGCGCAATTATGCCTGAATGGGCACGACAACACAAAGAAGAATTTTCAAGATGTATGATATTGAAAAATATGAAAGTGGCCGTGTGCGGGCTAGTGCTATATAAAAGGTACTAAGAAATACTGACCCTACTCTACCTATAACTATTTATTTACACAGCTCTAGTATATACAACACGGACGCACACGGCCAGCATTCTAGGCTTCCCCACTACATAATAACCAGCCATACTCTCGGACTATGTATGGCTTGGCAACTACGACGTCCGTGCTCAAGAGCCTCGCAAGGTTGTCCCAACTTCAAACCGTGCCCAGTACATCCGTCTACATTCAACAACCCAGCGCAATACGATATGAACCGGCCGCAATCGCATTCGTTCTACCAGTCGAAGGAATGGAAGGCGCTGCGGCTCATAGTCCTCGCCGAGGAGCCGATATGTCGTCTGTGTCGAAAGGCTCCATCAACGGTAGCAGATCATATAAAGGAACTGCGCACGCATCCTCAATTGGCGCTTGTACGATCCAACATAAGAGGAGTCTGTCATCCGTGTCATTCGAGGCGATCATTAGTGGACACGAACCATCGAAAGGGGGGCGGGTGAGATCCCGACGACCGCATAGGCGAAAAC